TTAATCTACTATCAACAGATGCAGAGAATAGAGTTACGTTTCCAATTCCATTAATACTACCGCTAAATCCACTCGCACTAACTGCTCCATTTGTATTTACATATATACCAATCCCATTTCCTAAACCATCTTGTAGTTCAACAGGATTCGTAGATGCAGTGTTATCACTTCCTAAGTGTATTAGAGATATATAACTCTGTGATATGTATAAATTACTTAAACTTCCCATTTATATTTATTTTTTTATATTTTTTAATCATTTGCCCACGTTCTAAATGATACATTAGGACCTGAACTCCAATTCTCTGGTGTTGTACTCCATACTTTTGGATTAATCCACAATTCACAAAGTGAACAAGTGTTATAACTTTCGTATGGTATTGCTAAAACCGGTAAATTCACATAATCCCAATTATCAAAATCATTTACCTGTTCTAACACAGTATAACATTTCAATCCTCCACCCGCTGCTCCATTATACCCCGCTATATTCGATGTTGAACTTATTATGCTACCAGTCTCTGCACTCCCACTTAATACTGCATAATATTCATCACCACTTAAACATTCTCTTAATTTATAGCCACTTCCCGAAGGGTTAACTAAAAAAAAAAGACAACGATTTTTATCATTGTGTGTTATGAGGTTGAACGTTGCAACCCACCCACATAACCCATTGTTGAACCTATCAACAAACGGGACACATTGTATATCCCCATCAATCTCAAATCCCTGCACACCTCTCTGAGTATATGATGTTAAATCGTTAAGAATACCTAACGTATTATTGTGAATACTTACATCATCATCTACACCAAAGAAAGGAACTGTTTGTTCATTGTATTGATTACTTTCGTTTGATTTGTTCTCACCCTTATCAGCTACTATTAACTGAATTGTATAAGATGTAGTATTAATACCAAATCTTGTATCAATAACATCTATATTCCCAATAGGGTACATTGGAAATTCCTTTTGGTCTAACTGATCTAATCCACCATAACTAACTTTTTTAATGCCAGGATGGTTCTTCATTATCGTCTTAAAGTAATTAAGGATATTGAAGTATAGAGTATAGTTTACACCGGTATTATGAACAATTGGTTGACTCATAGTTTTTATAATTGAATACCACCGAAATATTGATTTGTCATATCAGGATATATCTGAGTTTGATTACCAACGCTTTGAAGATATTGAGGTATTTGATTTGAATATGCTATTAAATAGTTTTGTAATCTTAATGCGTAATATTCTGCATTATCTTGTGCTTTTGATAACAAATAATCAATTTGTGATTTATCAGGTGCTGAACCTTGCTCACTCGTCAACTTAATTGCTCCATTACTTCTGAATTGAACATTACTAAATGGAATATACTCTACACAAGCATACCATATCAAAGTATACTTTATCCAATCATCCATAAGAGTTTGATAATATGATGATAAACTACCAAATGTTCCTGCTTCGATTTGATCTTGCAGATATTTAAACAATACAGTTCCTAATAAGTTTTTTAAATACTTATCTTGCGCTGTTCTCACAAATGGAAGTAATGCATCTGCATCAATCGCTCCCTGCAAAGGTGAGTTCTTAATAATATCGTTTCTTGTTATAAAAAGTGCGTAAGCCATAGTTTTAATTTATTATTTCATATTCTTCTTTGAAAAATACTGATGATTGTTGTATTGGAGTTTTATCTACTTCTTCTTTTATTACATTAGTATCAGTTTGGTCATCTGGCATTTCAGTTGTTGCTGGATTTTCCATTGCTTTATTTGTTTCATCTTCAACCTGCGATACTGTCTTACCTGTCTCTTCCGCTGTTGTAGAAAGGATTACCAATGGAGTTAATTGCTCAAAATATAATTGTGTATCATCATATCCACCCTTCGTAAATACAACATCTAATGAATTTAAGAGTAAGTTTTGAAATGGTGCTATCGTCATTGTTTGTAAGATACTAAATGCTGTTTTCATTTCTTCTGATTGAGAACTAAAACCATTATTTGCTGTTCTAATACCAAACAATAAAGGTGATGTAATTCTATGTGCCACTAAGATTCTATCTTGTATATATTCTGCTACATATTGATATTTTTCATGCAGATTATCTACATTAATTGTATCTATTGTAGGTTTATTATTAGCATCATCATTGAAACTAACCATAAATCTACCTGCGTTATCTGTTCCTGTAAATTTAGCCTGTAATAAATCTTCTATTGTTTGTCTTTCTTCAGGTGCTGGAACTCCATTATTAAAGTTAATCATCACTGCTGGTAAGAAACCATTTGTAATGTTATTGAAATGTAAGTTCGATATTTCACCTTCAGATACCGCTAATTGTAATGCCGATACCCAATCAGGTAAAGAATAATAATACAAACCAGGACAATAGTTCTTTATATAAAGGATTTCAAATTTATCTTCTGATGTTCCGAATGCTGGAATTTTCTTTTTATTTCTAACCGCTCTTTGATCATTCCAATCTGTGCAATAGTAATAGTTTTCTACTTTTGGATTAGAATATATTTTTTCTGCTCTTAAGTTTTGAATAGGAACGTGATAAAGTTTAATTACTTTAGTATGGTCATCATTCCAATATACTTGAAATGCACCATTACCATATAATTTCAAATCAAATGTTACTCTTTTTAATTCTTCTTGTGGAAGTATTTTATCTAATGTTTCTTTAAATCCTTCGTTCTTAGAATATATACCCTTACCAAATATTAAATCTGCTATTCCCTCTACACATGCCGCGTTTGTTGTTGATACATTGTATGCTGATGTTATTGCTCCGAAGAAATCATCGTGTCCATAAACACCGAATGGAACCCATTGATAACGAGTTTTTGTATCTTCTACTATGATAGGTAGTTGATTATTAGTAATATTTACAATTGAAAAATTTTGATTTTGTTTCATATTTATGTCATTATAATGTATTCGTTATCACTAACGTGTGATTTGTAATCTGTAATCTGAGTTTTATATTCTGCTTTATCATAAGATTGTGATTGGAATACTTCTAATGAACCATTCCATATTTCTGTTGTACCATTATATAATACCAATCTCAAATCCTGTCCACTATATGCCCCACTTATACTTCCAGTAAATGCATATAAGTTTTCATATGAAGTAAATGAACCCGATACCAAACTCATTGTAGAATTTGTCAATGTGTACATATCCTGATACGACATTGTAAATGGAGAACTCAAAGATTCTGTATTTTGTGTTCTAATCGTAAAATTGTTGGTATTATCTAAAAAATAAGCTAGCATTATCTCGTATTATCTTTCTTATTTAACAAACATAAAATCAAATATTACTAATATAAAACAAAAAAGGGATAACTCCAAAGAATTATCCCCTTAATATTGTATCAACCTACCGATTAGTTATATACGATAGTTGGTTGAGATGAAAGACCTGCGAAAGGTGAGGTTGTTGTTGAACCGCTTAAGAATGCTGCCGGCAATTTCTCAGTTCCAGTGAATGTTACTGAATAACCATAAAGGTCACCCAATGCTCCACCAGTCTGAATTGTTCCTGCAGTTACATCTGCACCTAATTTCTCACCAACTAATAGAGCATCTCCGTTATTAGTCCAAACTACGATTTGAGGACGGCCATAAGCCATCAATTTCAACTGTGTTGTCATTTCGTTTGTTAATTTCTTCAAATTCAATACTAATTCTTGTGAAAAGAATGTAGTACCGTTTTCTCTACTCGTATTAACTGTTTCAGTATAAGCTGATGTTCCTTTTAATTCGTAATAGTAAACAGTTGAACCAGAAGGTAAAGCAGTTACTTCACCACTTCCGTTTTTTGTGAAAGAAGCTGTTGTGTAGTTTAAGAAGTAAACTCCTTGCAAACCACCAATACTCTCTTTACAAACTTCTTGTCTACCTTGAGATAAGTTACAAGCCATAATGATTAGTTTTTTTGTTTGTATTAAGTAGGTGGAGTTTTTACACCCCACCGACCTTAATTAGTTGGTTAATTAGTTTTTGTGATAAGCGATGTCACCAGCGATACCGATTTGAGTACCAGCTGTGTATCTCATAATTACTCTGAAGTTTTGAGAACCGTCAATGTTAGCCATATCCAATACTTTTACTTCGTTGTAATCACTTAACAAACCTGTTCCGAAGAATAAGTTTGATTTTTGTGCTGCTACCATTGCTGAAGATGGTAAACCAGGGCAAAACGCAATATCGATACCGTTAAAGTTTAATGGTTTCTCACCTACGTTTAATTGGTTGTTCCAACCGTTAGCACCTTGTGATCCACCAGCTAATGCTTGAGTGTATGCTTTTACTACGTTTGTTGGAGCGTAAATCATCACATCTTCCTTACCATAAACTGTATCAGGAATTGCGTTAACTAATGCATCCAATGCACTCAATACGTTTACTGAAGTGATTGAACCAGATACTGAAGATGAAATTGCTGCTGAACCAGTGATTAATCTATAAAGACCACCGAACTGACCGTTTGCAGAATTATCACCATTCCAAATAGATTGTTCAGTTGCTTGCGCTACTACACCACCTACATAAGAAATCAAATAATCTGTGAAAGATTTAGGAATCTCGTCAAATGCAGAGTATCCTAATTGTAATGCTTCCCAAGATGCTACAAAGTTTTGCTTACATAATTCTAAGTTAACTTGTAATTCTTTAGGAGTAATAACTTGTTCAGATAATGTTACTGAACCAGAAGTTGTGAAGTCACAAGAAGCATCGTTAACGATGTTTGCAACTGCGATTTTTTGGATAACTTCTTTATACTTCACGTTTGGCATGATAGTAACGAATTTGTTATCCAATGTTTTTGCACTCAATAACGCTGCTGCGATATATTGACCAGCGAACTCACCTGCATATGTAGTTGAGATTGATGGTTGAGTGAATTTTTGAACTTGTTTCATTTTTCAAATAATTTTTTTGTTAATAATAATTTTATCTATATAATTTTGATAAGAATGAGTTTTGATAACTTGCATCTTTCTTACCATATTTTTTAGCTTCTGTTGAGAACATTGTATTTGCTTCTAATGGAGCACCATCTAATTTTGGTAACTCTTCTTCTTCCATTTTAACATCTTCTTCTTTGCTTACTTCTGCATCTTTAGAAGTTTCATCTACTTTTAATGCTTTTTCTAATTCAGAAATTCTGTAAGAAAGTGTTTCATACAATGATGCTAATTCTTCCATTCCCATTTTCTTATCTTCTGTTGATGGGATTGGTTCAACTCCAACACTTTCAGGATGTGCACCCATTGGACCTTCTGCGTTTTCCAATTCTACTTCTGAACTCATCATTGAAGATGGTTTTACTTTAGGTGGGAATTTTAATCCTTCTTCTGTGTTATCGTTTACTTTTGAAGGATCGCCAGGTAATGGTTCTGCTTTTACATCTTCAGCATCTTCCTTAGCCATTTCTTGTTCTTCTTCAACTGCTTCTTCAGATGGTAATTCAACATTTTCTCTTTCTGTGATTACACCATCTTTAGTTTCAATTTTAATAAGAACTTCTTTTCCTTCACTATCTTTTAATGCGATTTCATGTTCGCCATCCGGTGCTGGAGATTTAGTTCCATCTTCTGAAACTACTTCTACTTTTTCACCTACATCAAAAGTTGGAGATTGTAAAATTGCTCCTTCTCTTGTTTTTGCATCTACAAACTCTACTTCTTTTGATTCAATTGATAATAGAGTTGCTATCTTTTTTAATACGTCTTTTCCTGTCATATTATTTTGGTTTTAATTATTTAACAAATATATTTGTATTTATAGTAATTTTTAATTTAATCTTCTATTAATATTTAGCATTGCATCTATCTTTTCTGATGATTCATTCTGTTGTTTATGTAAGTAACTTATATAATTCCATAATGAATGATTGATATGAATTAATGCTTCGTTTTCTTTTTTCAAATCTTCATTCTCATCTTCTGCTAATTCCAACATTATTTCTAATATATCTTTATCCATTTTATTGTTGTTGAATGTTAGGGTTATATGTTACATATCTAATAGGTCTAACACCATAGTAATTACTTTTAGTAAATAATCTATTTCCATCACAATTCGCTCCATTTCTCATATCATAATTCCATGGATAAGCAGATGCATATTGAGATGATGACCAACTATATTTTAAATAGTCAAAATTAATATTTGCTCTTTGCTGCATTATATCTTTATTTGCACACAATTCTACTAAATCATCAAAAGAAGGTAAACACCAATCTGTATATCCTTCACCATTAAAGTTTCTTGCTAATTTTGCTGCTGAATCAAATCCTGGTTCTGATGCTATAATTAAATCTGTATTTGCGCTTCCACTAAATAATGCAGTTGAAGTTCCTACTACATCTACACCATTTGTTCCCCATTGTCTATCACCAATCCAATTATAAGAAATAATAATTGCTCTTTGATTAGGGAAATCTCCTTCTACATAACCAATTACACCACCACCAAATCCATATCCAACTATTAACGGATGTTGTTGTTCAAAATATGATACAGGTATTACTTGCATTATACTAAATTTTTAACTATTGTTGTCCACAATGATGATGTATCAAATGTTACAAAAGTAAATATATCAGTTGAACCAGTTATTGCTGAACCCGTATTATAACTCGCACTACCACTCCAAAACTTAAATTTACTATTATCAAATACAACTGAACCAGTCAATGTACTATTTTGTGTTAATTTAACTGCTACTGTTTGACCTTCTTTAATATTTGTTGCTGTAATATAAGTTATTGATGAAGTTGGTATATTCAATGTAAAGAAATTTCCTTTACTTAAATCTATACTTGCAGTATTACTTACTACTGGCACTCCACCAACTTGTCCACTAACAGAACCTGATGTAAATACTGAACTACTTATTACCATTGGAGTTGTAAATGTTACTCTACCATCTGTATAATTTAATCCACTTTGGAATTTAACTACTTGCTGCCAAATACCAAATGTAGAACCCGAACCAATCATTATTGAAGGTTCTGTGATTGGAGATACACCACCACTACCTGTTGCAAATGTTCCAGGTGCTCCTGCTGTTAATGAAATTGCATTAAAATTATTATTTACAGACCCACTCGCTAAAGAAAGTTGAAATCTACTTAAGTTTGTTGAATATGCCGCTGCTGCACTACCATTACTACCGCTATATAAGTTTACTAATGTTGTACCTAAATTTAATACGTTTTGTGCGTTTGATGCACTTAAGTGAATTGTAGGTCCTGCAAACCCACCAACTGTTATATTTCCACTAACTACTAAATCTTGTGCAGCTGATGAACTAATTATAACACTACCTGTTATAGTTTGATTACCAACGAATGAATTACTCGCTGTTGTTGCAAAAGTTGTTGATTTAAATTCTTCAACATCTAATCTGCTATCGAATGATTGAGAATCTGCTAAATATTGAGATGAACTAAATGAGTAAAAAGATGATGAATTAGTTTCTATTCTATTATAAAAACTTGCACTTTCTAAAACATATGATGATGAGAATGTATTAAATGATGAAGAATCAGTTGATATTCTATTATTAAATGAACTACTATCCCCATTATATTGAGATGCGCTAAATGTGTTATAATTTACCATTATTGCTGCACTTACCGCTGCTAATTCAGCATCTGTTGCGTATGTTGCTGCTAATGATGAACTAAATGATTCTAAATTATCTAATCTTAAATCTACTGATTGAGAAAATGCTTGGAAAGATAAATTTGGATTATTACCAATAAACTCATTTGCTGTATAAATAGAAGATGAATAGAATGACCAACTTATATTATTAATCCATAATGTACCTGGTAAATATGTTCTACCAATAAGTGTATTAATTGAACTTGCATTCGCACCCAATCTACTATCACCGTAGTTATCTAATCCACTCATTGAAACGTCAGTACCAAATGATGCACTATAATCTACAACTAAAGATTCTTGCACTCTTAAAGAACCAACAATAATTTGGTCTTGTCCGAATGTATTCACTGCGTTAACACTTGCGTAGTTATTTTCAATAGTAGTTAATCTTCCATCAGTTGATGTTGTATATGAATTAAATGTAGATGTTGGAAGTTTAGTATTAATAGTTGTAGTTAAACTTTGGCTTAAACTTTGCGTTGCTGCATTTAAAATAGGAGTTGTTACAAAGTTAACTGCTAAAGAAGAACTAAACGCTTCCTGTGCATCTAATCTACTATCAAAAGATTGACTATCATTTGTATATGATGTTTGGTTTACTGTACTATCAATTACATCTGTATTAAACTGTCTTAATAATTCAGCTGAAATATATCCTGTTGAGTTATTAGGAAAATTAGTTTGATTTACAGTTTCTAATTGTTGTTTACTTATTTGAGACATATTCTATATCGTATTTTATTGGGTTGCTTCAGTATCAAAGTTTGTATCGTATCCTGTATTAAATTCACCTTTCTGATTGAAATTAGCAGTTCCTTGTATTACACCAATCCCCTGCTGAATTAAAAATCCTTCACAACATCTTCTATCGTATGTTAATTGATTCATACATAGACATGCTCTACGATTGTTCTTTGGAGACGATAACCCTTTAGTAGGACCAATGTAAATGCCACTATTGTTCTGTCTATTAACAGAATAACGAAGTGAACCATTACGTGAATTAGACCAGATACCCATTGTTAATTTTATTTATTTAACAAATAATATCCTTTTTATACTTAAGCTCCCATCTTTTTCATTGCTTCTCTGTGAATCATTTCTTCTAATTGTATTTTATCTGCTCTATATGCTAAATACAATAAACATTTTTCTAATGGTTCTCTAACAACACTATTAAAATTTAATATATCGCCGTTTGCAAGTTCAACAATTGAGGAATAACTTTTCCATTTCTTTCCAAAATTGATTTGATGTTGGGAGGAAGTTCCAGTTCCTTCAAAGACTTCTGGATATTTTTCACTAAGTCCCCCAATAAATTGTAGAAAAAAAAAAGCGTTCCGAAGTGAATATCCATAGCCACATCTAAGAATTTTTTATCATCAATGTTTCCATCATAATTTTTTGTTTCATAATTACCCATTGATTTGTTTACAACAGGTCTGTATAAGATTGACATTATCTTTGCCCAATTCTCATCAATAGTAATGTTATCATACTTTGTAATATCAATATACGCACCATAACTCATATTACTTAAGTTAGGTTCAAATCCATATTCAACACCACCTATTGTTATAAATTTTTGTAATTCATAATCTGTCCTATTAATAAACTTACTTAAACTTTCTATTATTTGTTCGTATGCTTCTACTGATAACTGACTGATATATTTTATATCTAAATCACACAAATGATGTAATAAAACTACATTTACTGCTTCTTCATCATCACCATAGTTTTTTAAATCATTTTGCAGTTCTAAATATTTTTTTAATGTAATACTGCTCCAATCTTCTGGTATCGTAATAAGGATTTCTTTTTTCATAATTTATGCCTCAAATGTATTTCCTGTAAATGCTTGGTTTAATAATTGTAAATGTATTTTTAATTTCTTTACTTTCTTTTCTTCATTCTCCAACTTTGCGTTCATTGCAATTAGTTTGGCGTTTAATTCTTCGTTCATTTGGATTAACTGATTACTTAATGATAGTGATTGTTTAATATCATCTTCTGTAAATGTAATCCCATTGATTTGTATCATATTCATATTAATATTTTATGTTTCCTATTGTGATTGCATATCTTCCTTTACTTGCCGCCTTTTGTGATAATCTCATCATACAACAATATCTCGCTGCATCTATTAAGTGGTCCAATCCTCCTTCAGGCACATCTGTTTGATACCCATACTTATCTACACTCCATTGATAACCATAGAACTCATTAATTAAATTCTGTGATGATTTTAATAACTTAATCTTATGGTTCTGCATTACACCTATACCAAACTTAATACTATCCTTTCCCTTTACTACCGGCTTTATATTAAATCCACTACGATATATTTCTTCAATCAGACGTGGTTCTGCTGAATCTGCCCATATTTCTTCACTTTTCTGTATATCTAATTTTTTTAATCTTTCTACTATATCTGATGTAACTAATCCTTTATCATAAATTAATTCTTCTAAAAATATTGTATCACTATTCTTATATACGGCTATCAATGCAGTTGGGTCAGAACTAAAACCAAAATCTATTCCAAATCCTACAAAATCTACATCTTTGATTTCATCTATAATATCAAAAGTAAAGATTGCTCTATCATTCGGTGCAAATTCGCCTTTACCATATATCAACCATTGTCTTTTATTTTTAAACTCTAATTCTTCAATTGCTCTTATTTGTTCAATTGGTAGATATGGATTATCCTTATAAGTTGTAACAAATCTATCACAATCACTCATCTGTCTCAACCAATGATAAGGAGAAACAGTAGGATTGTAAGCAAGTATAATGTTATCAGTAGTTCTAATGGATAGTTGGAAGAAAGACTCTTCATCAATTTCACTGGCTTCATCTATAAATAAAATATTTTGTTTTAGACCTCTTAATTTGTCCGGGTCATCTGTTGATACAAACTGAATAGAACTATTGTAGTAATTCCAAACTTTATCTGTGATATTAAAATCTTCATCTCTGTATATATCTAAACTCTTAAGTATGTCCACAAAATCTTTCATTGTGGTTCTCTTTAATACAGGTCCACTCTTTCTAACGATGGTAATATTAATTCCATCCTTCTCAATTGCCTTAACTAAAAGAAATTGTAGTATGGCGTATGTCTTTCCACTTCTCGTTCCACCAATATGCTGTTGAACTCTTTTATTATTGTTCAATAGATTCTGAAACGTTACCGTTGTGTCTATGTTGATTGCTACTGCCATTAATATTAATTGAAACCTGTTGTATTCTTTGGTCTATTTCTGCTCTCATATCTATCTGCGATTTCTTAGGAACTATATACTCTAATAATCTTAAATAGATTTCTGCTGCTTTTGCTGGATTATCTTTTCTTATCTTATCTAAATCTTCTCTAATCACATCTAATCCATAATTAGCTATTCTCGCTACCGCTAACTTTGCCTGTTCAGTGCTTCTATTCAATGCACCAACTGGTCTACCATTCTTATTTCCACTTATTCCTTTTTTAAATCCCATTGTTATCTATTGTTTTTTACAGTATATATACATATATAACAATCTTAAATAAAAAATTCGTTAACCTTTTCTCTAACACCTTCTATTTCACCTAATCTTTTTGTTGCTATTATCTCATCACCTTTAACAAACACTAAAACACTTTGATGACATTTAGCAATCTTTCTACTATTATCCATAAACTTATTTGCTCTCATTGCTGCCGTTGCTGGCTCTTGCAATAAAATCAATTCGTTATAATACTTTAATCCATTCGCTTCCATTATATCTATTGTTCTTTGTGGTAATTTCATATAAGAACCATCATCTCTCCTTACATCTCCTATTACTATTACCACAAATCTATCTTCTTTTAGATTAGTTATGCTTTGTGATAATATATTTTCATAGTTTATCCACCATTTATCTTCATTCATATTAGATAAATCTTCTTCTAAATCTGAATATCTTTCTAAATTAAAATAAGGCGGACAAGTAAAGAATAGGTCATATTCTACATTCGGTATATTATCTGTATTATAATATTTAGTATCTCTACCGAATCTATTTGTTTGTATTCTATTTTCTTTTAGTTGCTCTTCTCTTATATCAATTCCTATATACTTTCTATTTAGTTTTTCCGCAACTATTCCTCTAACACTTCCCCCACAAAATCTATCCATCACTAAATCACCTTCTCTACTAAACCATTTATACATTATTTCACAAAGGACCGGGTCAAAGATTGATGTTCCGTTATGCTTTGTTTTCATTAATGATGATAGAGATAATAGGTTTTCTCCTCTACCTATTTCACTTTTTATTCCTAATTCTAACCACTTCTTTCTTCTTTCTTTCCAATATCTTTGCTTAACATCTAGTATTGAAATAGGTGGTATAATAAATTTATCTATTAATTTCACATTTATTATTTAGTAATCAATAGGATTTTGATTTTCTCTACTACTGCTAACTGCTGCTTCAACAATTGCATTCTTTTCTTCTAAAGATTTTTTCTTCCATTCTTCAAAATCTTTTTCCATCTTCTCTAATTCTTCTTTTGTAAATACTCCTTTGAATGCTTCTGTGATGTCTACTATTATATCTTTTCTTTGTGAATCCATATTAAATTTCCGTTTTGATTATTATTATAAATTATTTTTCTATTTTTTAAATGATGATATATATCTGAATTTAATCCACTCTCTATATCTTCTATTACATATATCCCACCATCTTCTAATCTATTCCACATATTATCGAATGTCTTTTTTTGTGCTTCTACCGCATGCCACCCATCATCTATTATGACCCAAAACTTTTTATCACCTAATACTTCATTTATTTTATCACTATTTGTACTATCACACAATACCGTCTTTATTCTTTCTTCTTCTATCATACAATCTTCCGCTATATCCATTCCCCATATTGTTGAATATCTAAACCAATCTCTCCATACTCTCAATGATGCTCCTTGCCTATAATTTGGAACTCTCGTTCCGTTCATATTACTAACACCACCACTTAATGTTCCTATTCCTATTTCTAATATGTCAAATTCTATATTTCTGATATGTTCAAATATATTTTCATAAACTTCATTATAATGTGAAAGATTTTTATCACTACCATAATGCTCTATTAACTCTGTAATACTATTCATCTTCAAATGGGTTTTGTATATTATTTTTTAATTTGTTACGGACTTTCTTTGTAGATAAGAATACCGTTGATTTACTTATTCCTATATCTTTACTTACTTCATCCAATGTCTTTTCACTAAACCAATAATGCTCATATATCATCGCTGAACTCCAACCTTTACTCTTTTTCATTATTTCCAAATTGGTTTTCACTTCATCAAATGCTTTATCTATTCTCATATCCTTATCGTAATCATACTCTTTATCCGACTGATTCTCCCATTCTGAATTAATAAATGAACCATTAGAAATCATTTTCTTTTCTCTTTTAAATTTATTAATACATCTACTTTGAATAAACTGTCTACAATACTGAAGATTAAAACTATCTTCATACCATATCTTTGGATTACATTTCTCTGATAGATAAAGATATAAATCAGATATTAAATCCTCTACATTACTTTGGTTCTTTGTAAAATTATATGCTACCGCACCTAACCATTGATGATGTTTATTGAATAGAGTTTCTAATCTCTTAGTACATTCTAATTGAATACTACCCGATACTTCCATTGGTTTCTCTTTCGTTAATATATTCTCTTATCGTATTTACCGCTTTTGCCCAATGTTTTGCTGCACTTCCACAACTACACGGACGATTCTCATTAGAACCTGATATTTTTTTATAGTTATCCCAAATATATACTAATAGATTTTCAGGTAACCAATCTTTGATACCACTAATTTTTTCTTTTAATTCTTTATATTCTTCTTCGGTATAAGAAAATGTGTAAGGTTTTTGTTCTCTCATTTTAGTCAAATTTTAAAGGAATAAATTCAGACTGTTTAGGTGCCTGCATTGGAATTGGATTTTCCATATTTAAGAAAGGTTTTAACTTTTCTATATTAAAATGATCTGAGGGAAATCCTATACCCATACTCGCTAATATAAGTACTAAATCGTTTACTGAGTTTAACTTACTAAAATCAATCATATATAAATGATTTTCTTTTAATTCTGTCTTTGGTTCTAATGTGCCTTTTAATTCAATCATAATTGTTTTTTTATTTATTAATCTTTGTTTATACTTGTATCGTTAATGTAATCCATTAATTCTTTGTTGTTTATAATCACTTCCATTTGCTCTTTTATAAATTGTAACCACTCTTCTCTTTTTTTCATACTTTTTAATTTTGTATTTATTTCTTTCCAATAATCTTTTCTTACATTCATTTTGAAGTTTCTATATTTGTATGTTCTATTACTACCGTGCATTTTGTATTTATTCATTTTATTTTTTTCGTTGTATTCGTCCTGCCATTCTTTACCACACTTCAAACATAATGCTCTTTTTGGTTTTTTGTTACTCATATCTGGTAACCATTCAACTCCACATTTTGCACAACATTTACTAAATTCCTTTCTTCTGCTCCCTTTTACTCCTTTCATTTCGTAACTTATTTTTTCTTATTGTTTCTTCTCTCTGAATTCTTTTCTTTTCTGATGGTTTAATAAATGCTTTCTTTTCTGTCAATCTTTCTTTTATTTTATATCTTTCAGTACTACTTTTGTACTCTTTCAATGCTTTATTAATGTTACCATTTACTTCTATGACTGTGTTTGCTATTCCCATATCTTAATCTCTTTTGGTTTACAACCTAATAGTTTATTTAAATACATTCTTCTTCTTTCACAACCACAATCTGCATAACCTAAACGATTTGCTATCCACATTGCTATATCTTTTCCTCTTCCTAAAGTTACAATATTAATGATTCCTTCTACGAAATCTCCTAATTTAATGATGCACATATTATTTGTTTAAATTTAATGATTTATTTTGTTTTTGATATTGTTCGATTAATCCACTTTCAAATTCTTTTCCTTCTCTTCTACTTCCTTTAAATTCTTTTATTACTTCAAATGTGTGATTTTCTACACCATGCTTAGCGAATGATTCATACAATAAAGGAATATTATTTTTGCCTTGTTTAAAGAACTTCTTATGTTCTTTCCAACGGAAGTAAATTCTCTTTCTTCTACTGAATCCAATATATACTTCCCCTTTTGGATTTGTAATAGAATAAATTTTGTTGATATTGTTCGAACCTTGATAATCGTTTGAATATTCATTCCAATGTGCTCTATGATTATCAAACCATTCTTGCATATAATCTGGTCTTAATTCGTGTCTAAATCTGTAATTATCTTTGTTATTACATTCCTTACAATGCCATTGATGACCATCTTTTGCTTTTCTTAACTTAGAGAACTGATCGTATGGTTTAACTATCCCACACTTTGTACATGCCTTTTGTGCCATTAACATAATTTAATTAATTTGTTTCTGTATATAAATATACTAAAAAAGTCCGAAACAAACAAAAAATATAGACAATAAAAAACCCTAACCGAAGTTAGGGCTAAATGTCTCAGAGTAATATTAAACCTCTGAATAATATATAGGATGTCAGAACTATTGGCAATGGCACTAGCCTCATCTGACTCTTATTTAACATTTAGATTTTAATTTTTATTTATTTTTTATTCTTTAATTTGCTGTCTGCTTATCTGCTGTCTGCTGCTGCTTTTTGATTTAGATACTGCTCTCAGCTTACCCCCCTAGTCCCCCCATAACTAAATTTGTTATGGAAAGAAAGGGAAAAAGAGAAATACCTAAACATTTGATTTGAGTACCACTCCCAGCTCAGAGCCCCCTGCAACTTTCGTTACGAGTATAAATATAACAAAGACTTTCGAAACGAACAAATAAAAAAGGGGAAATGTAGAAACATTCCCCCGTAGTTATGAAATCAACAAAAACAAATATTTTAATATCCTAACCAATCACTTAATGAAATATATTCTTTGTAATACTTTGCTGGATAAGAAGGTACTTTTTTATCTTTATTATTTTTACTCCACTCATACCATTCATTTTGATTTTTTAATTTTTGTTTTCTAACAATGTTTCTGGCATTTTTAAAATCTAAAAATTCTTTATTTATATTACCAATTCTATTTGTTCCTAAAAAATCACCCCATCCTTTCCATTCTTTTTTGAATGTTCTTTGTGGATTTGAAGGAATATTATTTGGTCTTTTAGTTTTTGAATACAAATCCCATTCTTTAGTTGTATTTAATTTTAATTTATGAATAATTTTTTTACATTCATCATAAGTTAAAAATTCTTTTAATCCATATTTGGTATTTAAAAAAATTGGCCAACTCTCCCATTCATTTTTATAAACTTGTTCAGGTGATACAGGTAAAAATTTAGGAAGTTTATTTTCTTTATTTAATTTAAAATATTCAGATGAAGTTTTAATTTTATTTTTCTGACAATATTTTTTTGCTTCATTATAAGATATAAAATTTGTAGTAAATTGATTTGGACCATCTATTTGGAAAAATTCCCTTCTACATTCATCCAATGTAGTCCAAGCAACCGTACCAAACTTATCTGACTGAGAATGTAATATATCTTGTCTAAATAAATTTAAATCCAAAGGAATACCCAATTCTTCTAACGATTTTAATTGTTGTGTAGGTTTCTTTGTCCCTTTAGAGTTCGTTGAAATTTGCCCCTTCTTTGTTGTTTTGGTCAATACTTTCGGAATTAATATACAACCCATATTATTACCATTATAAGATGAATAATAATTAGTTGGATTATCATTTGTAAATAAAAGTAATGCACCAGTCATTAAATCTACAAAATAACCTGCAGTATTTTTTGTTGCTACTTTGAAATAAGTTTTTTGTTTATCCTTATCTGATAATCTTAATATTCTACCCATCATTTGTAGTATCATATCTAAAGATTGAGTTAAAGTAAAATCTACTACATTAAATAAATCAGGTAAGTTATATCCTAATTTACCTCTATCAACTGCAACTAATACTTTATATTCTGATTGTGTACGAAACATTTCAAAGTATTCACTATCTTTATCATTATCACTATGAGATAATAATACTTTATCTTTCAATCCTTTCATTGAATTTAATTCTTTAAAAAATGCATTAGATTGTTTTACTGAATGACAAAATATAATTGTTTTATCTAAATCATTAAACAATGAACTTACTTTATTAGCACCTCTTAAATTTGATAAATACTTATTACCTAATCTACTTTTTAATTTAAGTATCATTTCATCACAAACCATACTCAATGCATCTTTTGCTTCTTTTGTTGAATTTGTTTTTGATGCTTTAAGATTTCCATAGTTAGATAAATAATCTTTTTGTTTGAAATCATATGAAGAAGATACTACTTTAATTTTAATGTTTGATACTCTATCTTCATTATACAAATCCATAACAGGAACAAAGAAAAATTCAAACTCATTACCTTTAGCAATAAAACGAGAAGGAGTACCTGTTAATAACAATTGTTTTGTTGGTTTGATATGTTTTACAATAGTTTGAATTGTAGTTTTAAAATACC